ATTTTCTTTCTTGCTTCCCTATAACTTCTCAAACCTTCATTATCCGTGTTTAACAAAGCACCTGGATTGTCTTGCTGTCTTATAAATGTATCATTAATTTTCATATTATACCTGAAGTGCTACAGCTCTAATATCTCTTACTGTCGGTAGTACTACTGGATTATTAGAAAGAAGTACAAACTTAAGTGCAAAATTATTAAACCCTCTAATTAATCTTCCACCACCATCATAATATGTTAATACATTTGGAGGGGTTATTCCTCCTGATGTAGTAAATGCATCAGAGTCAAGATATGCTGTGTTGGCAAGTGGTGCTGCAGGTCTAGTGGCTGAAATAGGTGGGCCAAAAATATACTCTCTAAAATCAGCAGGATCTTTAGAAGTAAATACGTAATTAGTATCATTTCTATAACTTAATAATGTCCAGTCTTTCTGATCAAACAAATCAGGATCAACAGCACTATTTAAGAACTTTGCATATACGTAGATATCTGTATCTGGTGGTCTATGACCTGTTAGATATACAAGAAGATCTTCTGATTCTTGAGTCAGGAATACAGTCTTAGAAATGTACTTGTTAAGTGCGTTCCCGTATCTTGTGTGTTCGTTATTGGCATCGAAATTAATTCTGTTTTGAATAATGTTAAATGTTTTAGAGGCTAAGTCAATAACAGGAGAAACATACTCGTTTGCTGTTTCTAATGTTAACACGAACGTTGATGTGCCGTTTGCCCCGTAAGAACCAGCTGCTACTTCATTAGAATAGCTTCTTACAACTCTTTCATAATCACCAAACTCAAACAAACTTCCATTTGTTAAGTTAACTGAAGCGCTATCCTTAATAAATGCTCCTGTGCTGTTAGCAGTACCAACATATGAAAGACTTACAGTTGTTCCTTGTGGTTCTAGAATATTAAATCTAGGTACAATACCATGATAGATCTTATCATCAATAGTTACAATAGTAGCATTACCCACTCTATTAGATTCTATTACTAGAGAAGTATTAGATCTATCAGATACTCTATAGAAGTTTATTTTAGGGTTATCTGTATTACTAAATCTTCCGTTAGATTGATCTAGATACAGAACGTTATTCACTTCATCAATATACTGTATAACTCCGTAAGGGTAGGTAACCGTAGTATTTGATACAAGCACTGAGCCGTTAATAGCATTTGTTGAATATGCAACATCACCTACTTGAATAGGAATACCAGTGGTTTTTCTAGAGATAGAATTAACAGTAAAATAATCATCAGTATCATCACTAAACACGATGGAAGCAGAACTATGCTTAAATTTAGCTCTATAAAGCTTGAATTTTACGTCTGATGATTGTAGAGGTGTCCAAGATGTTCCATCAGATGAAACATACATTATACCTGCATAAGGTTGTTCTGTTATAGCTCTGTCAGTTAAAATATCTGTACCACCGACATTTGAAATCCATATTTCGTAGTCGGGGTTAGATCCATCAGGCTCAACATAGAAGAAATATGTTTGATCTGATTGAATTAGACCGGGAAAATCAAACTTAAATCTAGTCTCTGCAGATGAATCTTCGCTAACAGTAATTTCATCACTTCTTAAATACGCGCTACAAATTACCTTATTAGCATCTGGCACACCGGCAATAGTAGGACATACTTTAAGAGTAGCACCTAGAGAACTACTCTTCTTTTTAAAATATACACCTATCTCTGTTAGGTAAACTCCAGGAACACCTACTCGAGTAGTATTATTAACTGAGAATGTTTGGCCAACTGGATCTCTTCTTGGAGGCGGAATAACTTCTACCCAGCTTCTTGTAAAATATTCATTCCATGTAAACGGTTCAAAAATAGGATTATTTACCGTAAATGATACTTCTGATCTCGTGATGGCAATAGAAGAAGCTGTATAAAGACCTTCTGCACTTGTAATAATAGCGTCAGTTGCGTTAATGTTATCAACATTAACTAATGTAAACGTTCTATCACCAGTTCTAAAAGTTTGTGCTGGAATAGTAAAGAGGATATAAGCAATACCATAAGAATCAGTGGTAATTGCTCCGTTTAAAGCACCATTAGGTACTAAGATTTGGTTTTCTTTACCTTGTGAAAGATCAGCAAGTTTAGTATTATCAATAAAACCGTCTACTGTAGCATATGTAGGGTTAACTTTAGCTTGTTGACAGTGTGCGCTTACTGCTACACCATCAAAGTAAGGGTAAACACGGGTGTTTGGTTTCATACCTCTTGCAATTACTGCAATAGTTCTTGAAGCCATGTAAGGAAGTACTGAAACATCTGAGACTATATTACCAAGATTCGTAGTAATTGCTTCTACATCTACAGCAATATCAGATAGTGTTGTTGTGGTAGTTTCTGACCAATAGTTAGTAGTAGTGCCATGCGATCTTGTTCTATCGGTTAATACAGGAGCTGCTACTGAAACGCTATCAATCTTTTGCGCAACTCCGGTAGCGAGATACTGTTCAAAAGCACCAGCTAAATCGATAGTAATATTTTGAGGTGCTTCTTGAGTGATATCTCTGTTAGCGTCATAACTAGGATAAATTACAAGGTTACCAATCCATCTATAGAATGACTCTGTACAATTTCTATAGGTAGTAGCGTAAGGATTGCCTCCCAACCCTTCACTATCATAGTCGATAGTAAGGTATCTGCCAGTAGCCTTATGCTGTGTACTTACACCAGCCTGTAACTTAAAGTCAAAGAATAGTTCATTAAAAGTGGGTCTAGCTAATGAATTAATAGAACTTATAGCTATTCTATATTCACTGTCATTTGATCTACCCATTGTATGGTCATGAAGTGGATCAGCAAAAATACCGTTTTTAAATCTTTCTAAATTGCCAGTAGAATCTCTTACAGAAGTCGTCTTTGTATCCAACTCTAAAGCATTAAGAACAGTATAATATTCTAATCTTTTAATACGGTCATCTAGAGCGCTGATCTCGCTCATAGTATAGCCTTTGGTAGACTTAATGTTTACCTGTACTGCAAGATCTTTTCTATTATAAGTCATATTATTCAGCTTCTTTAAATGTTAGAGATGGATAAGGAGGAACAGTTATCTCAGCAATTTTTAACCCTGCTTTATTTATTATTGGTAGTTTAGGGTCTAATGCTGGCTCTCCTTTTTTAACACTAAGCGATCTATCTTTATTAATAAGAAGAATATCTTTTCTTGGTAGATAATATTCTATATTATATGTCATGTTTGAATCTGGATCAAATGACATTGGTGCACCTGATACTGTAACAAACGAAGCAGTCCCATTTGCTGGGTTAGTAGTATATGTACCTACAGTTCCTAATATAGCAGTATTAGCTAGAACAGGTCTAAAGTCTATGCAGTTTCTAAGATCATAGTAAATATCTTTATCTGTTTTATATACCGGAATTTCTGCAGTTGCAATTGCATTATTATTAGCAGTATTAGCATCATCTATAGGGTATGAATCTTTAGAGAAGAATAATGCTGCGGTAGAAGATGCATTAGGTGTGAAGTGATGCATCTTAACTAAAATTCTAGATGCAGCAGTTAGTACACCATTGTATTGTGGTTTTAATCTTAATTTAGCATGACCATACATGTTATCCTGCTGGCCGTTATCTAATTCAAACCAATCAATACGATCTGGGTTAGCAACACTGAATGTAGAACCAACATGTACGTTTGCAATTTTATAAACATCAGACCAACCAAGATCCCATGGACCAGTTGTAGTGTTGATAGCAGTAGAGCAGTTAATACCAACGTGAGTGTTCTTTCTAACTACTTTAGGAATAGGTTGTGCAGTAGTGCGTGAGATAGGAATTTGCGCATTAAGATTGTAGCTTGTTAGATCAGGCCACATATCCATGTTAATAGTTAGAGTACTTCTATCAGACGATACTACTGCTGTATTGTTGGTAGCAGAAGCAGAGAGATTAATATGGGTACCTCTCTTGAAGAACTTTCTCATCTGTATAGTGCCTGTTACAGCAGAATTAGGAGTAAGAACTACCTGATTTGAACCTACTAGAGAAACTACAGTATGGTAAGTAGTTCCACCTGTTCCTGTTATTGCTATACCTGAACCGACTGGAGTTGCACCATTAAAGGAAGTTACAGAACTAATAGTACAAGTACCTGCTCCTGCCCCATAACTAATAGCGCCATTATTAATTACGTTTGCTGAAAGAGTGTCTTGCGCGAATGTAATATTAATATCATCTTCAAGGGCAGAAGAAAGAGTACCAGCGCCATAATAGCAAAGATCAGGGCTTGGCATAGTAAACTGAGCATAACTCTTGATACCGCTTGCAGCAGCATTTTGCACTAGAGTGCCAGTAAGAGTCTTTCTATAAACTACAGTGGTAGCATTTACACCGCTACCATTAGTCAATCTATTTACACCAGGATAACCAACAGGATAAACAAGTAATCTATTTTCTTGTTCCTGCAAGTTAATCTTACCATCTACTGTATTAGCAACAATATCACCAAAAATAGCACCATATGTACCAGATGCATAAATGCTCTTAGCATTAGCATAAAACTGAGGTACGGTACCTAGACCGGATCTCATTCTAACATTATAAACGTATACTAGGTAAGTAGCGTTAGCAGTACCTTTAGTATCTGAATAATGTAGAATGCCTCTTACGTTAGCATTACCTACAGCTACACCAAGTGGTGTAGACATTGACTGGTTATTACTTAAAATTTGCTGGTTGGCACTGTAAAAAGAAATTTCTTGCAGAGTATCAATATCAAAAGTGCCCGCTAAATCTCTAACTAATAGATAGTTACCTAAATTAGTAGTAATTGCACCATTATTGGCAGATGACTTATCGATAGCTCTTGATACTTCTATTTTTCTAGTAGACTCAAACTCTACTCTATTACCATCTACATAACCAATACCTGGCGAGACATTGTAGTAGAAAGACTGTGTATTTGATTCATGCGCAGAAACGTCTACTTGGAAAGGCTTTACAACATAATCACCTGATTCTTCAAATGTTCTCTTGTTAATAAGATCGCCGAGAGCAGCTAGTTGCGGGTCAATATTGTCTACAACTGGGTTACCGTTACCACCATCAAATTCTAATATAGGTAAGAAATTCTTTGGTACTTCTACTTGAGTATTTGATACATCGTAGAAAACTGGAGTAGGAACAAGCTTTAATCTGTGTGCACCAGGTGCACTATAGTTAGGTGAACCAATCGAATTATCATATAAAGAAGCATCTTCTGCTGGCTTAACAATATATTCTAAAGTATCAAATCCTACTCTGATACCGGAAGCATTAGAACTTTCTTCCTTAATAACAAAATTAATTGGGAGTACTTTCTGAAAGAATCCTTTTTGATAAATTAAACCTTCTGAAAGACTTAATCCGTAACCCACACCATGACCATTTACAGTACCGTTAGAAGCAAGAGTATAAATTACACCTACTCTATTACTACCTACTAGTGGCCCGTCTTTATCTTGAAGTGAGGTATAAACATCAATCTGCTCACTAGTACTTACATTGAATCTAGTAGCTTGTACACCAGCACTGTTACCTGTAGCACCGTAAAGAAGATAGGCACGATTAGTTTCTAAACTTCCAGCGTTCACAGCAGATTCTGCGCCAGCATGTGCCCTAAAAATAGATGCTCTTAGTCCAGTAGTATTAGATACTAGAAGATATGAGTTTGCAATACTAGAAAAATTAGCAGTTAAAATGCCAAAATCAATAGTAGTAGAATCACTATCTTTAAATTTTACTTGCTCAAGATTTGGATATCTAGCAAAACCACAACCTTCAATTCTTGCACCATCACTAAAAATAGTACTTCCAAAGCGAGAAATTTGATTCTGAAGAAGAGTTTGTATCTGGGTTAATTCTCTGGCCTGAACTGCTGTACCAGGACGGAAAAGAATTCTATAATACTGCTTGTTCTCATCATAATCATCATAATAAGGTGATACATTTAGATCAGTAGAAAGGTTGGCCATTTTTAACCCTTAAAAATTAAAATATAGTTTTACATTCTCAGAAGCAACGCCATCTCTATCAATAGGTTCTAAGTTCTTATGATAGAAGACTTCCGGAGAATAAGAAATTAAATCTTTATTATTTATAGTAGAAATTATAATTATTTTTCCTGATGTTACAGATGTAATAGTTTCAAATGGTTGAAACTCACCTACATCATTAAGTACATACAGACTAGTAGTATTCATATAGGCTACTGTTGCACGCGCTTTACTTACCACACCTTCAATTACTTCACCCTCTTCAAGTAAATTAGGTGCTGAAAGTACGTTAAAGTTAAGCATCTGATTAAATGTCTGCCCTCTAAAATATTCGTTATTAGCAGTAGCAGTAGGATTATAAATTAGAGATACTTGACGGTATTTTGCCCATGAAGGTAAATTATCGGTTAAAGATGTGGTAACTGAGACACCTAGGGTTTCACATCCCAATTCTGATACAACATCGGCACCATGCCCACTCTTAGGAGAAATAATAGAATATACGTTTGCTCCAGTGCCAAACTCACTATTAGCAGAAATATATGTATCTGCGTAAGAGTAATTGAAGCCTCTGTTAATTATTTCAATAGAAG